CTGTTAACTACAACAGCCCCACCACTGGCGTGGACTTGAACGAGACCTCCTTGGAAAATGCCGTGATTCAAATCGCTGCATGGACCGATGAGCGTGGTCTGTTGATCGCTGCCAAGCCCCGCAAGATGGTCATCCCCCCAGCGCTGATGTTCGTTGCCAAGCGTTTGCTTGACACTGAGCTGCGCGTCTCTACTGCTGATAACGACATCAACGCGTTGAAGCAGATGGGCGCGATTCCTGAAGGCTACTGCGTCAACCACTTCTTGACCGATTCGAATGGCTGGTATTTGATTACCGACGTTCCCAACGGCATGAAGCATTTCGAGCGTATGCCTTTGGCAAACTCGATGGATGGAGATTTTGACACGGGCAACGTCCGTTACAAGGCTCGTGAGCGTTACAGCTTCGGCTGGTCTGATCCCCTCGGCATGTGGGGTTCAGCAGGAGCCTGATAGGCTTCAGTAAGGGAGGGGTGACTGTCCTCCTACTAGGGCTCCTTCGGGAGCCCTTTTTATTTGTTGCACGCCATTTTCTTTTGGTGTATATTGCAACCATTCCGGGGTTCCCGGTGTATCTGACAGTCCCGGCTGACGACATGCAGACAGATACGCCCCACTTGCATGTAAGGAAAAATCATGGCAAACACGACTTTTAACGGCCCCGTTCGGTCGCAAAACGGCTTCCAAACCATCTCCATCGACTCCACCACTGGTGCAGTCACCGTGACCTCTTCCATGGGCACGGATGTTGTTTTGGGTACGCAGTCCCTGTCTGGTGCTGGCGCTGTTGACATCACCAACGCATTCACTTCCCTGACCACCACTGGCGCAGCACAAGCTTTGACGCTGGCAAACGGAACCGCAGGCGAAGTAAAGATCATCACTCACACGGTGGATGGCGGCTCCGCCGTTTTGACCCCCACAACCAAAATTGGTTTTACCACCATCACCTTCACGGGCGTTGGCGAATCCGCTATGTTGGTGTACACCTCTGCTGGTTGGGCAATCGTTGCTTTGAATGGCGCTGTCGCCGCTTAATCAACCCAACGGGGCTTCGGCCCCTGTTAAAAAAGGAGTTTGATTATGACGATGCAAACCGACGTTAAATCAACGCGGCTGACGGCAGACGGGCAAGCAGTTGCGTACCGCACTCGTGTAAAAACCGTCTACGGCCTTGCAGGGGCAAGCGCAGGGTCGGTCAAGTTCTACAACGGAACAGACAACACAGGCGACTTGCTGCTTGATGTGGACACCCCCGCAGGCACAGCAAACACGTTTCTTCTACCTATCCCCGGTGAAGGCATCTTGTTTACCACGGGCGTTTACGTTGATGTGACCAACATCACGGGCGTGACGATTGTCTATGGCTAAGTCACCTGCATGGCAACGCAAGGAAGGCAAATCCGAGAAGGGCGGCTTGAACGCCAAGGGTCGGGCTTCCTACAACAAGGCCAACCCCGGCAAGCCGGGGTTGAAAGCACCGCAGCCAGAGGGCGGCAGCAGGCGCGACTCTTTCTGTGCAAGGATGACTGGGATGAAGAAAAAGCTCACGTCCGAGAAGACAGCCAAAGACCCAAACAGTCGGATCAATAAATCCTTGAGAGCATGGAAGTGCTGACATGAACCACGACACCAAAAACATGGTTGACGGCGCGGCAGTTGTGGTAGGCCTCGGGGGCTTCCTCGGGCTTGTCACGCCTGTTGTTGCTCTGGTCGGTGGCGTGTTGACCATCGTGTGGACTTCCATGCGGATTACGGAAATGGTCACGGGTAAGGCGTTTTCTGAGTTGCTCCCCTGGAACAAGAAAGACGACGATGCCGTCAACAAGTAAGAAACAGCACAATTTCATGGCTGCGGTGGCCCACAACCCGTCGTTTGCCAAGAAGGTAGGTGTCCCACAGTCTGTGGGCAAAGATTTTTCAAACGCCGACAAAGGCAAGTCTTTTAAAAGAGGTGGTGATATGGCTAAAGCGAACCCTTTCATGGACATGATTGCTAAGAAAAAAGCAATGGGCACGAAGAAGATGGCTTCTGGTGGTATCACCAGCGCCAAAATGGGCAGCGTCAAGACTGGTGCTCCCAGCCGTGACGGCATCGCTTCCAAGGGCAAGACCAAGGGCACCATGGTCAAGATGGCTGGCTCCAAGCCCCTGGGCATGAAGTCTGGCGGCAAGTGCTGAGATGATGGCCTCACGCGGGATGGGCGACATCAGCCCATCCAAAATGCCCAAGGGCGTTCGAAAAGAACGCCGTGACGATACCGACTTCAAGCAGTACAAAGAAGGCGGGAAAGTCAATGCCGCTGGCAATTACACCAAGCCCGGTTTGCGCAAGCGAATTGTGTCTCAGGTAAAAGCCGCAGCAACTCATGGCACGGGCGCGGGGCAATGGTCAGCACGTAAAGCACAGCTTGTTGCCAAGAAGTACAAGGCTGCGGGCGGGGGCTACCGCGATTGAAAGCACCGCAAACTTCCCTTAAAAACTGGGGTGACCAGAAGTGGCGCACCAAGTCGGGGAAGCCTTCGTCAAAGACGGGGGAGCGGTATCTTCCAGAAGCGGCAATCAAGTCCTTGTCTCCTGCTGAGTACGCGGCTACCACCAAGGCCAAACGCAAGGGCAAAGCGGCAGGTAAACAGTTTGTGGCCCAGCCCAAGAGCATTGCAAAGAAAACGGCGGGATTTAGATAATGGCAGTCACCTCTGGACAATCAGGCTTTAACCTTGACCTCACTGAGGTGGTCGAGGAAGCGTTTGAGCGTGCGGGTTCAGAGCTGCGCACGGGTTATGACCTTAAAACGGCGCGTCGATCGCTGAACTTGCTGTTTGCTGACTGGGCCAACCGTGGTGTCAACATGTGGACGTTCGAGCAGGGGACGATCACCCTGACGCAAGGGCTCAACACCTACGCGGTTCCCAATGACACTGTGGACTTGCTTGACCATGTGATCCGCACCAATGCCAACATCCTGTCCAACCAAGCGGATTTGACAATCACGCGCATCAGCGTGTCCACCTACGCAACCATCCCCAACAAACTCAACCAAGCCCGGCCCATTCAGGTCTGGTATCAGCGCTTGGACGGGCAGGTGGCCACCACCGCTTCGACGTTTGTGTCCCAGGACTTAACTGCCGCAACGATCACACTGAATTCAGTTGTGGGGCTCCCCGCCATTGGCTACGTGGACATCGTGACTGCTGGCGGCACCGAGACGGTGTTTTACAACTACATCTCAGGCAATACCCTGAGTAACGTGTTTCGTGCACAGATTGGCACAACCCAACAGACACCCGTTGCAGGCAACCCCATTCGTGTCAACAACGCCCCCCGCGTCACGGTGTGGCCCACACCTGACGGCTCCCAGACCTACCAGTTTGTTTACTGGCGCATGCGCCGGGTGCAAGATGCAGGCGGCGGTGTCAACGTCATGGACGTGCCGTTTCGCTTTTATCCCTGCATGGTGGCTGGTTTGTCGTACTACATTGCCCTCAAAATTCCTGGCGGCATAGACCGTCTGGGGGTGCTCAAACAACAGTACGACGAGGCCTGGATGACGGCTGCGGACGAAGACCAAGAACGTGCAGCGCTGCGGCTTGTGCCCAGGCAGATGTTCATTGGGGGCGGCACGTAATGGGTAACAGGTTTGCGTCTGGCAAGAACTCAATTGCGGAGTGCGACCGTTGTGGGTTTCGCTTCAAGTTGACCACGCTGCGCAAAGAAGTTGTCAAGACCAAGGTATATGATCTCAAGGTGTGCCCCCAGTGCTGGGACCCGGATCAGCCACAGTTGCAACTGGGTATGTACCCGGTGGATGACCCGCAAGGGATACGAGACCCCAGGCCCGACATCAGCTACAAAGTGTCTGGTCGAACAGGTTTGCAGATCGTGTTGACCAACAGTTCGGCGGCTGATGCCCAGGGGATTCTCAGCGGGGGCAGCAGGATTTTTCAGTGGGGCTGGACACCCGTTGGGGGTTCAGAATTTTTTGATGCCGCTTTGACACCAAATAACTTGGTTTTGGGCGTGCAATTGGGTACAGTTACGGTAGCAACGACATAAGGAGTCGAAGATGGACAAGAAAGACTTGGCACAAGACAAGAAAATGGTCGCAGGCGCGGTGCATAAGCATGAGAAAAAGATGCACCCTGGCAAGCCCATGACCAAGCTTAGAGCTGGCGGCAAGACCAACAGCGACATGCTCAAATACGGGCGCAACAAAGCCAAAATTATGAACCAGCGCAGCGTTGGTCGTGGGGGCTGATATGGCGACCTACAAGCAACCGACCAAAGTGGCCAACGTGATCGTTGGCGAAGAGCCAGCAAAAGAGACGATGCGTAAAGCAAACGTGTCTGTGGCCAACACACGCAGTCAAGACTACCCACCCATGAAGACCTCCGGTATTGTGGTGCGTGGCGGTAAAGCGCAGACCAAAGGCAAGATGGCCAGAGGCCCGATGGCATGAATCGGTACGGTTCCATTTACGTAGTCACAAATACTGTTACTGGTGAACAGTATGTTGGGCAGACACGCCAAAAAGCGTTGCGTAGATGGAAATGTCATGTCAACACGGCCAACTCAAAGGTAGCGACCAAATACAAACTTGCGCAAGCAATTCTTGAACATGGCGCAAACGCTTTTAAGTTCGCTGAGTTTTTTTCAGCTTTTGATGCGGCGGCACTTGACATAACGGAAGTCAAGCTTATTGAAGAACTTTCCCCAGCGTACAACATTGCAAAAGGCGGTGCGGGGCATCGTGGGGTTGTTCCAGCAGCGGAAATTTGTAAAGCGCGTTCAGAGCGTTTGAAGCGTCAATGGGCAGACCCTGACTGGCGAGAAATCCAAATAGAAAAAATTAAACAGGTGGCGGCGACACCGGAAGCAACTGAACGGGGTAGAAAAGTTGCAGTGCTAGGCACAGCCGCAAGATGGGCAAACCACGTTAAAAAAACAAAAGCTGCGCCTAGGGCAAAAGTGTGTAAACCAGCCCGTGACCCGCTATTGGGGCGGTATCGTTCGGCACGGGCTAAATGGAAACCTGTATACTGCCCCGAACTGAAGTGCTCTTTTTTGTCTCAAAAAGCAGCGGCAGAATTTCTTTGTGTGCTTAAAACATCTGTGGCAAACGCGGTTAAGCAGAAAGGCAGAGTGCGCGGAATGTACACTCTGGAAAAGGTGGTTTAAATCAATTACACCGAACTGTACAACACCATACAAAGCTATACAGAAAATCAGTTTCCCGATGTGTATCTTGCGAATGGGAGTACTGTGTCTCCTCAGACACAGATCAATACTTTTATCACGCAGGCTGAACAACGTATATACAACTCGGTTCAGTTCCCCTCGTTGCGCAAGAACGTAACCGGGTTCACAACTACAAGCAATAAGTACTTGGCTTGCCCATCCGACTTCTTGGCAACGTATTCAATGGCGGTGATTGCCGCAGACGGCTCATACGAGTACCTGCTGAACAAGGATGTGAACTTCATCCGTCAAGCGTACCCACAACCAACGGACACAGCCATCCCGAAGTACTACGCACTGTTTGGCCCGTCATACAGTAACAGTGATGAACTGTCGTTCATTCTTGGACCAACGCCTGACGCCTCCTACAACATGGAGTTGCACTATTTCTTCTATCCAGACTCAATCACTGTTGCCACTGATGGCCGCACTTGGCTGGGTGACAACTTTGACACCGTGCTGCTGTACGGGTCTTTGGTAGAAGCGTATATTTTCATGAAGGGTGAGGTGGACATCATCACCATGTACGAAACCAAGTACAAAGAAGCTCTTGCATTGGCCCAGCGTTTGGGTGATGGCCTGGAGCGCAGCGACGCATACCGCAGCGGGCAGTATCGGCAAGCGCCGTTGCCGCAAAATAACGGAGTGCGTTAATGGCATTCACAGGCAACTACAGTTGCAACACTCTCCGGTCGGGTTTAATAAACGGATCGTTCAACTTCTCGTCGAACACCTTTTATCTGGCGTTGTATACCAATGCCGCTACGCTTGACGAAACCACCACTGCGTACACCACGACTGGAGAAGCTTCCGGGGGCAACTATGCCGCTGGAGGCCAAGTGGTTACTGCAACTGTAGGCACGGAAACCACCTCTGCTGGAAGCATCGTGTTTATCAACTTCTCGTCCCCCGTCTGGACGGGCGTTATCACTGCCAGGGGCGCTTTAATCTATAAGGCCGGAGATAATGGCGCTATCTGTGTTTTAGATTTTGCCAACGACAAAACTTCGGCCAACACTTTCACCGTGACGATGCCTGCAAACACAAGCACATCGGCACTCATTCGGCTTGTTTAAGGAGCAATCATGTTCAACGATAAAGTTAAATCCAAAGATGTTGCCTCAAGCAGCTTGATTGCTGGTGGCTCCGC